GTTATGGGTCTTTGGACAAGTTCCATCGGTATTATTGGTCTTGCTCTCAACCTTCGTGCTTATGACTTTGTTTCCCAAGAGATCAGAGCAGCAGAAGACCCTGAGTTCGAGACGTTCTACACCAAGAACATCCTGCTGAATGAAGGTCTTCGTTCATGGTTAGCACCAGTCGATCAACCACATGAAAACTTCGTCTTCCCAGAAGAAGTTCTCCCCCGAGGTAATGCACTGTGATCTCATCAGAGACACCCTATAAAGTTAGGGAGATAATTATGGATACATGGCCTCAACTCTACTGGTTAAAAAAGAAAGCTAGAAACCAAAAATAGCTTTTTTTTCCAAAAATAGCGCAAAAAAAATTCCTGGCAATTTTTGATTGCCAGGGTTTTTTATGGTATTATAATTAGTATGTAATATATCGAGGGTCATGTGAAAGTAGACATGGAAAAACTCTTGAATGTTCCTTACATTCAAGACTACAGGGACAATCCTAAGTTTCAAGAGTATTGCGAACAATATGTGGATTTTTGGAGTAGTCAAACTCCAGAAGGACTTGATTCAGTTGCTCTTGTACGTGCAGTTGAGTGTACAAATGGTATTGTGCAGTATTCATATAGAGATGGTGATCCCTGGGCCTTGGACACTGAACAAACTCGACTTTGCATGAAGACTTCCATGTCTTTTATTAAGACTAAGGAGTTACCACTGCCAGATGGTACTGTGGTCAAGTGTGATCCATCCGTTGTTGATGCATTGAATAAGGTAAGAGATATCTACATTCAAGGATTCAAAATGGGTGATGAAGATTGTATGATGGAATTTTACGCACAATCTATCGCACAGTTTTATGTAATTGGTAGAGAAAAATTGAATGAAAAGTGCGATTTCGTTGCAGAACACTTCAAAGATGTTTTTGGGGAGTTCATGTTAAAAGAAGGAAGAGCTTACATAATGTCCTATTTAAATGCCATGGGTAAATGACCGAAGCTTATGTTCAGAGAGTATGGTTCTCTGTTATCTACAAATCTACTGGAAAGAAAAAATGTGATTGTGGATTGGAAACTACCGCAATGGAGATAGTTGCCAATAATCCACAAGAACTTACATATGTAAGGAGTGACGCCCATCTTATGGGTCAAGTTATTGATGTCACTCCTCCCCCTGCACTCCCTACTAATGAAATTGTTATGGCTGACGGTTACAGTACAAGTGAAGACGATATTGTTGTAAATATGGATGGTGGAGTTGGTGGATCTTGGAAACAGATCAAACCAGAAGATGAAGAGTACGTACATATCAATGACGATCCTCATGATGGATGGTGGTTGAAACCTGAACATAGAGATGATGTTCTACCGCAACTCCAAGAGAGTGATTTAGAACCCTTCAATCCATGACCAAAAATTGGAGAGAAATTGCTATCGCATCTGAGTCTGATGAAAGAATTTTAAAAGTTCTCAAAGAAGGACCTAAAAGTCTTGCTCAGTCTTGGATGTTGCAAGCAATGAAATATAAGTACGATAAAAAGAAATGACACACCCACATCAAGAACATAATACACTTTCTGCAATTCGTGGATTTCTCCAGAATATTGCTAATGAAGACTTGACAGATGTTCCCGATAAGGTTAGACTGAGTGCAAGATATTTTTTGAAGACCTATCCATCCCAGGAAAGGTTGAACGAACTATATCAGGGTCAAACTTTTACTGATCTTGCTGCTCCTGCGGAACCAGAGAAGGCGATTCCCAATCCAAATAGGATTGTGAATGATAACCAAACTTGGGAAACACCAGGATTTAAGTGGAAGAGTGAAGTAGAGTTTAAACCCTCTCAGGGGAATTAGCTCAGTTGGTAGAGCGCCTGCTTTGCAAGCAGGATGTCAGCGGTTCGAGTCCGCTATTCTCCATATTTTACGAAATGTTGACTTTCTGTTAGGATTAGTTGACAAACTCCATAGATAGACTAGAATTGTCGTGTGCCGAACATTCATTATGGAAAGACACCAATCTGCTTTAGGTAGAATCCTGTATTTTACAATGCAAGAACAAGAAATTATCTACAAAGCAGTAGATGAGTACGTGCAACGGAACCCTGGAGTTACTACTTCTTCAGAGGACATTCTAAAAGACTTTTATCGACCCCACTTTGAAGGAGGAAAATGAGGGATCAAAATTCTATCGACGATAACGAATCGAAACAAGACAAGTGGAATCGAGGTCTTGATATTTTTATTGAGTCTGTGAATAAACCAGACCCCGCACTTAGGGGATGTGCTCATAATCAAAGGTGCTACCATGAACTCATGGATATTCGGAATGATGTCCTGGAGTATCTAAAATCTAAGAGATGGAACTAAATCTAATTTTACTGTTTTCGTTTTGTGTAGTCGCCTGGTTCATTGCCATGGACGAGTCAGTTGCCGAATTCGTGGTATTAGTGGGAGAATACATAAAGACAAAGACACGGATTTCTTGGTGGTGGATAACCAATAACCCAAGAAATCCCATTGTAAAATTCTTAATTAACAGAAGGTCTCACCGAGAGGCTGAGAAATTACTCAAGATGATTCATGCAGAACGCAATCGTAATCCCAGTTCGACTGAACAGTCAGAGACTTCCCAAGAAAGCTCTGATTGATATCGAAGGTAAAACCTTAATCCAAAGAGTAGTCGGGCAGTGTCTTAAAACAGATCTGCCTGTTTACCTTATTACTGATAGTCAAGAAATTGCTGATTCCGTGTGTCCCCGTAGGACCACGGTTCTTTTTTTAAGAGAAGAAGCATGTTCGGGAACAGAAAGAATTGCAAATGCAATTGATATGATTCCTGCGGATGGTATTATTAATGTTCAAGGTGATCAACCGTTCGTCGATCCTCAAGAGATCTTGGTCATGAATGAACACATGATTGCAAACAATTCAGCATATCCCGTGATCACACCATCCAAGATCTACGAGAGGGATCATCCTTATGCAAAGGATCCGAACAAAGTTAAAGTTGTTGCTGCTAAGTGTGGTCGTGCTCTATACTTTAGCCGCCATGCCATCGGCGATGAGAGAGTTAGAATCCACATGGGAATTTATGGATACCGAAGATCGGTATTAGAAAGGTATCAATACATGAAACCAACCCCTCTAGAACAAAGAGAGAGGTTGGAACAGTTGAGATTCCTTGAAAATGATATTCCCATCTACACTTATGAAACAGAAAGAGATCTGTTTTCTGTAGACACGCCACAAGACCTAGAACACGCTAGAGAGATAGCTTGGGAATACGACTAAGGGTATCTGGGAGTGTCGGTCTGAGAGTGCCCTAGAGGGATCTGGATGCACCTCAGCAAAGAATGCTTCTGCACCCCAGATCTTTGCACTCTGTGCAAGAGGTTGTGCATAGAACCAGTTACCACCAGTTGTAGATTCTCCACCTTCCTGGGTGGAATGAGTTGAATCAAAACAAACTTTGAATCCAGCACTCTTCAGTTTGTGAATGGTTCGGAAGTCAACCACCAGGTTGTCATAACCGAAAGATGTACCACGTTCACAGAGGTAAAAGTCTTCACACCCATATGCTTCCATGTTCTCGCCTAAGAGAATTGCTTGACGAGGGGACATAAACTGACCCTTCTTGACATTGACTAATTTACCAGACTCTGCAACTGCTTGAAGCAGGTCGTTTTGACGACACAGAAATGCAGGGACTTGGTATGCGTCTACATAGTTGGATAGGATCGCAACGTCTTGTGGTTCATGGACATCGGTGATGACTTTGTAACCTGCATCACGCAGTTTTTCAAAGATTTTGATTGCGAATCTAAGTCCATGTCCGCGAAAACTTTTATGACTGGATCGGTTTGCCTTGTCAAAGGATGCCTTGAAGTAATAATCTACACCTTCGGGTAGATTATCAGTAATAGTTTTCGCTACTAGGAATGCATCTTCTTCAGATTCCAGTAGACATGGACCTGCAAATAGTTTCATTCTATGTTATACTTCTTCCACTAATTATACCATGATGGCACAGTATTTTCCAGAATACAATAGACTAAGAGAGTGTTGGGTTGGTCGTGCATACGATTCTTCACTTGTAACTGATACATTTGTTAAAGATATTCTTGACGAAACCGAAGAGGATCTGTCAAACTTTAGTCAAATGTTAAGAGATCTGGAAGTCGAAGTCAAACGACCGACTTACAAGAATCCCGATGTTACTCGGAAACCACAACTCCTACATGCACGGGACCATCTCCAATATCTTAACGGCAAACTTTATGTCGGTCCAAGGTATGAAGAAAATATTGCTGATTGGTTGGAGTTGCTTGATGGTAGAACTCCTTTTGTCACTCTGGATAATCTCTGCGCGCCTTCTGTAGTTCGTGCCGACAGAGTTTACTTTGATGCGGTATCATGGACACGTAAACGTTTTGAGTATTTTCAACATGGAAATCCTGATCTGCCTTGTGTTTTTGAACGACTCTCTTCTCGCGATTTTAACATCGAACGTCATACAGATGGTGTATTCTGTGTAGTCAAGGAAGGTGTAATCATCTCCACTCCACAAGGACGTAACCTAGAGTATCTGTTCCCCGAGTGGGATATCCTATATCTCGATCAGAATACTCAGGATCTTAATGACATGGCGAAGACCAAAGGTAAGTTTATTTGGTCCCCAGATCAGATCCCTGATGATTATAGAGATTGGGTCGGATATTCACCTGAGACTTTCTTCGATGTTAATGCACTTGCTGTTGATGAGAAACACTTCATGTGTACTCGATACAATAAACAGGTGTTTGATTTCCTGAAGAAACATAAGGTAGAACCTATCATTGTTCCTTTCCGACATAGATATTTGTGGGACGGTGGACTCCATTGCATGACGTTTGATTTTATTAGAGATGCATATCAACAGTAGTCTTTATAATGCTGAGATCATTCATGAACCTTGGCCCTATACAGTTATTGATGATTTTTTTACCAAAGATACTTGGGAAAAACTAAGTCAAATACCGAAGTATATTTTCTCGGATACTCCTAATGAATATTTGAGAAACTGTATTCAAAAAGCAAAAGAAACTGAAGTTGGTGGAAAGGTATTTAATATCTGGGACCTTATTCAATCTGGAGTTCCAGAAGACATTGTTGAGTGTTATTGGGATGCATGTCAAGAGATTCTAGAAAACAAGGAAAGAATTTACGGTCAGTTTCCTTCACATAAACCTGATGTGGATTCGTTGATGAAACCATGTCTGAATTTAGATTTTGAGGGTAACTGGTATGAACCACACCCAGATTCTAAGGCAAAAGTTATTAGTCTCATTTGTTACCTTGATCCAGAGGAAAGTGAGGGTACTGCATTGCATACTGACGGAACCCATGATAGTATGGTAGAGAGACTGGATTGGAAACCAAACAGATGTATGGTTTTTTGTCCAAGTAAACATACTTGGCATTCTTTTCGATGTCAGTCCAAACATAGATTAGTTCTTGCTATATTTGTTGAACGTTATATTATCAATAAGAAAATTAAAGATAGACACACATTTTCTAACGGTAAAGTCGCTGAGTTCTGGTATGATTATGGCTAAAATTCAAGTCGGAGATTACGTCAAGTACAATGGATGTACAAAAGAACAAATCCGTTGGGGTAATAATGATGATCCAAATGATCAACTTATGATCAATGGTACATACTATGTGACCAAAGTAGATATTAGGTCATCTCATACCAAAATCTCTCTGCGTGGTATTCAGGGCAGATTTAATAGTGTGTGCTTTGATATCTTAAGTGGGGGATATGATTACAAATGAAAAAGATTCGTAGGGTAATTCAAAAAGACCAGAATCTTATGCACTTGACCTGGATGGTCAATAATATTTGTCAGAATAAATGTGCCTATTGCATTCCTGGATTGAATAGTGGTAAAGGACACCACTATAAGTGGGAAAATGCGAAGAGATTCATGGATATTCTTTTTGAAAGATATCCTAAAATTCATTGTTCTGTTACTGGCGGAGAACCAAGTATTAGTTCTTTCTTTCCAGAACTAGTTCAACGATTTGTTGATGCTGGACACACCATAGGAACAACCACGAATGGATTCAAACCTGTGGAGTATTGGAAAGATATTTCCAAAAATCTTAGTTATGTTTGTTTCTCATATCATCCAGAACACCCAACAGAAGACTTTCTAGACAAAGTTCTTTACTGTTCGCTTAATACAATGGTGACAGTAAGAATCATGATGCACCCTAGATACTGGGACCATTGTGTAGAAGTTTACAATGATATTAAAGACATCCCAACCATCTTTGTAGAACCCGTCAGATGTCTTGATTGGGGTAGCGTTGATAGAACGGTTCACTTATACGATGAAAATCAACTTGCATGGTTTAGGGATGCAGAGTCTTCCCTGGGTCATGAAAAATACTTAGAGACTGACGAAAAGTTCAATAGAACTCCAGATATTACTGCCGATTTTGAGATGGATGATGAAACCATCGAGAGAGGCACAAATACTCTAGATTACATTAACTCAGGACAAACAAACTTTAAGGGTTATGTTTGTGAAGTTGGTTTGAAGAGTTTGTTTATTGATCACTCTGGTGAAATCTTCTTGGGTAACTGTTGTATTGGTGGACCACAGGGTCACATGGATGAACCAGATGAAATTGAATGGCCTACCAAGAGAGTGATTTGTTCAAAACATATCTGCCACTGCTCCATTGATGTCAACATAAATAAGTGGACTAGGGGATATTTTAGAAAATGAGAGTTGACAAACCCTGGGGTTGGTATAAAGATCTTGAGAGAACACCTAACCTTGTTATCAAAAAGATTTATATCAAACCTTTTTCTAAGTTTTCACTTCAAAAACATTACGAAAGAGAGGAATTCTGGTACATTGTCAGTGGATATGGTAAACTGACACTTGATGATACGCTTCATACAGTTGGACCAGGTGACTCTTATAAAATTAAGAAAGAACAAATCCATCGACTAGAAGCATATGCTGATGGTGTAACTTTCGTGGAGGTACAAAGTGGAGAATGCAGAGAAGACGACATCTACAGAATCGAAGACGACTACGGAAGAGAAAACTCTTAAACCACCAATCGCACAATTAATTGGATTGGGCTTGTTTTTCTTTGGTACACTTGGTATAATCTATGCTGGATACGTCCATGGAAAAATGCATTTGTTGACGACACTGAAAAACGCTAAAGAATTTTATGGCTAAGAAACAACACGTCACCAAGTCAGGTGACACTTTTGAGTGGGACGAAACTGAAGAAGTGCGTAAAGCAGTTGAAAGACTGCATCAAAATATTCGAGATCTTGAAAAGGATCATGGTAAAAAAGGCGGAGACTACGGAGTAGGTAAATGAAAATCTTTCTTGACACTGCAGATTACGACTTGATTTCTGCACGATATGACACTGGTCTTGTGGACGGTGTTACCACTAATCCCAGTTTGATCAAAAAGAGTGGTGAAGATCCTTTTGAAGCGATCAAAAACATCTCTGAAGCATTCCCCGATTTCAAATCAATCTCTGCAGAGGTTGTTGCGGATCTGGCATGTGATATGGTTGAACAGGCCAAACCTTTCATGGAACTAGATAATGTAACGATCAAAGTTCCCTGTACTGTTGAAGGTCTGAGAGCTTGTCGTCAACTACGAGATCTTGGCGCAACAGTCAATGTTACCCTTATTTTCTCTGCTGCTCAGGCTGTACTTGCTGCTAAGGCTGGTGCAACTTACGTCTCTCCTTTTGTCGGTCGTCTTACCGATAACGGTTTTGATGGTCTTGAACTGATCAAGACGATCTATGACATCTATGCACGTCAGCCGATCAGTACTGAGATCCTTGCTGCATCTGTTCGTAGTCCTGAGGTTGTCGCACTTTGTTATCGTGAAGGTTCTGATATCGTGACAATGCCACCTGGAGTTTTTGATCGTATGTATGAAAGTGTCCTAACTAGAGAAGGTCTTGCTATCTTCCAGAAAGACTGGGATTCTATTAACAAGTGATATGTACGAAGAACTAAACTGCTTTGAAGAGGCACTGAAACACTTTGGTACTAGAGTTGAAGTGATCACTGCTATGGAGATGTCAAGGAGAATCTCTCCTGAAGACGCATATCAGATGATTAAAGAAGAACTCAAAGAAGTGAAAAAGTGCCGTAAACGGTTCAACAAAGACGGTGAGTGAGATAAATAAATTACACAGGTAAAGTATTATGGCTGCGGAAATTACTACCAATGGTATTCAATTCAGTGATTCTACTAATGTGAATAGTAGGGGTTGGATGACTCCAGATGGAACTGCAATGTTCTTCTATCAGGCATCCGCTCCTACCCATTGGGTAAAGAGTACTTCCCACAATGATAAGATGCTTAGAGTTGTGACTGGAAACGGTGGCGGATCTGGAGGTAGTATCAGTTTTACTACTTTTACTGGTAGAAGTTTTACATTCCCATACTCATCCAACAGCAGTACAGATAATAGAACCTTAAACACAAACCAAATTCCTTCTCATACACATAGCACTATGGGAACTGCACTTTCTTTCTTCCCACAAAATCCAAACGGAACGTATAATGGTGGAGACGTAAGGAGAGGTACTGGTTGGACAAGAAACTTTAATTCTACTGGTGGAGTTTCTGGACCTTCACAACATAATCATCCGTTCAGTTCATCTGGTACGAGTCCAAGTATTTCGTGTAATATCAATGTTCAGTATATTGATATCATCCAGTGCAACTTCGATATCAACGCATAATAAATAACCATAGCAAACCCTTATCATCCCGTGAAATAAAATGGCAGCAGAAATAGATGGAACTGGTATTGTCTTTAGTGATTCTACTCGACTAGATTCATATTATGATATTTTTGCACAAGGAACTAGTTCAATATTCTTTCAGGCATCTGCTCCAACGGGGTGGTCAAAAAGTAGTTCCAACAATAATAAAGCTCTTAGAGTTGTAACTGGAACTGGTGGTGGTACTGGTGGATCAAATACTTTTACTAGTGCATTTCCATCATCAAAACCAGTTTCTGGTAATTTCCCTATTTCTGGATCAGTTGGTAATCACACTTTAACGTCAAACCAACTTCCAAGTCATACTCACGCTAATGGTGGTGCAGTTACATTGAGTCCTGGTGGTGGTGATGTAAGATCTGGTGGTGGATGGTCACGAAGCACTCCAGGCACTGGTAACAATACTACTAATGCATCTTCACATAACCATGGATTTAGCAGTGGTAGTGCAAGTTTTAGTTCAAACATCAATCTTGCCGTACAATACATTGATGTGATAGTTTGTAGTTTCTCCTGATCTCTGAGTTTTTATTATGATGAAATTCAAAAAAGAAGAACCAGGTAATTGGTGTCCTCTGATCAAAAAAGATTGTGTTGAACACAAGTGTGCATGGTATATGCATATTCGTGGAATGGATCCTAACACGGGACAGGACATTGACCATTGGGGATGTGCAGTGGGTTGGATGCCTACTCTCCTCATTGAAAATTCTCAACAACAAAGACAGACTGGTGCTGCTGTAGAATCATTCCGTAATGAGACTGTTCGTGAGTCTCAGAAAAATCGTACTATGTACGAGGATATGATGAAACAACAAGCAATTATGCCAGTTCAAGTCAATCCACTTGAAAACCTTTTGGAGTCCTCTGATGAATCTGACAGTAATAATTGATGATGAGGCCATCTACATTGATGGTTTTGTTGTACAACCTGCTGATATGAGTTGGTTTAACCCAGACGATTATGATCGAAAGGTTAATGCAATTCAGTGGGAAGAAGATTCGGGTGAGATTGAGTATAAAGAAGGACCTTCAACTCCCATCGATAATATTGACTTTCTAAAAGATGTTATCACTGTTCATCAACTCGCAAGAGAGAAATTTGAGAAAGATCAGGAAGCATTCAGAAAAGAATGTGAACTGAGTGCTCTTGTTGAATACAATGAAGATGATCCCAAACTAGAGTTTGTGGATTATGACGAAACTCGCGATATTGACGAAGATAAACTAAATGATATTCTAGATGAAATTGATTTTGATCTAGAAGATGAACCAGATAGAGGATATGCCGAACTAGTTCATGCAGATGACGAAGATGGTCCAGAATCTGCAGAAGATATACTTGGAATTGGGTCACTAGATCAGGAACCAGTGCCTCAAACAGAAGATAATGATATAATGCATGAAGATCTCCGTGATGCTCTTGATACTCAAGAGGATAGTTCATATGAGATGGAAGAAGAAGTAGAAAACCAAATCTACTATGACATTGAAGAATTACTCAAAGAGATATGATTCCTGAACTCCAAGTCAATGATTATACTGTAGTCAGAAACTTCATTGACCAGGAAAGGGCAATAAAACTGGGTTATGAGTTCATGAGTTTCTGCGAAGAACATGATGCTGCGGGTGATAATCAGGCGGTAAACTCAAACTCAGTTCATAATTACTTACCTTTTCTTGAGTTACTTTGTGAAAAAACACCTGAGGTGAGTAAGATTGTTGGAGAAACAGTCTTGCCCACCTATGTTTATTCTAGGGTGTATAAGAATGGTTCTGACCTAAAACGACATACTGATAAGGATGAGTGTGAGATTTCTCTTACACTCAATTTGTGTGCAGATAGACCTTGGAAAATATGGATTGAAACTCCTAGAGGAGAAAAGAGATCTGTGATGCTTGCTCCTGGAGATGCCATGTTCTATCATGGTTGCAATGCACCACATTGGAGAGATAACTATACAGGAACATACTATACTCAAGCATTTCTACATTATGTGTATAGTAGAGGTGAACGTGTCAACTCTTACTTCGATAAGAATCGACCAGGTGTAAACAACTTTGAACAGAAAGCACCAAAACTTTTAGTAGAACCAGGAAGAGGTGAATCAATGATTAGTGATTATATCATGGTAATCAAGGGACTTGTGCCTGAAGATTTGTGCGATGATATTCTAAAAGAATTCCCAGAAGACTCTGTTTATTGGGAACCATCTTCGGTTGGTGCTGGTGATGTTCGTGAAGATATCCGAAATTGTAATATGATTGGATTATCTAGACTTCCACATCAAAATATGGTGTATGGGGATCTAGATTCTAGAATGTTCGAGTGTGCAGCAGAAGCAATCAAACAATACAGAGAACGTTGGCCTGGTGTAGAGACTGAAATCGATACTGGTTACGATCTCCTTCGGTATAGAACTGGAGAGTTCTATACTCAACACACAGATTCATTCAAAGAACAACAACGATCCGTAACTTGTTCTTTTCATCTTAATGATGACTATGAAGGTGGTGAGTTTGCTTTTTTTAACAGAGAAAAGGTGTATAAATTTGAGAAAGGTGATGCGATTCTTTTTCCATCAAATTTCATGTTCCCACATGAGATCTTGCCTGTAACTTCTGGAACACGGTACTCTATTATTACTTGGTATGTCTGATAAACTTAAAGGGCTCCCAATGGTATATTGGTTGAGTTGTGATACCAATAGAATTGGTCGCATGGAATCCCAGTTTGAGAAGTGGGGTATCCAAAATCAAAAATTTTGGTTTGGTAGTCTAAAACCAGATCATTATGAAATGTGGAAAGATAAAGTATTCAAACCAGAATTAATTCTTGAAAAACATTATAGATCTACATGCATTACTATCTCTACACTTGAGATGATTCGTCATTGGTTAGAGAATACCAATGATAAGTACCTTATTCTGATGGAGGATGATTATGATCTAGATCTGATCGAATATTGGCACTTCGATTGGAAAACACTGATGAAGAATCTTCCTTATGATTGGGATTGTATTCAGTTAGGATTTGAATCGCAGGAATATATTTCTTTCTTCCTCCATCCAAAGACAAAACATAGTGCATTCGGACCTGTAATGATCAACAGGTGGTTTGCTGAGAAACTACTTCGTATCCACACTGTTCAGGGAAAATACTTTTTCCTTAGGAGATATGCTGGATATCCTGGTATTCGTTCACTCGATATTGATCACTTCTTTGGATTTGTAGGCAGAACATATCAGTTGCCACTGATCACTCAGGATCCTTACCTAGATAAAGTACCAAAGAAACATCACTTTGTCTGCAGAGATCTTTACTATGATTGGTGGGAAAACGAAAGAGATAATTTTACTCTCAAAGAATTCTTCACTTATGGTAAACCGAATGACGGTGAAATGACCAAGATTGTTCGTCTATGAAGTTATCAAATCTACCTCCCATCTACTATCTCAACCTCCAAGAGAGGGAAGAGAGACGAGAGTACATGGAGAAACAGTTTAAGAAATATGAGATCCGTAAATGGAGGCGCTGCAATGGATCCATTTTTGGGGAGGAAAATTTTCCCCAGTGGAAAAAGTTAGTCCTGGATTCTCAATTTAAGACTCAAAAGAGATTTTATAGTGTGTTGTTGAATCGATCTGAGATGATCGCCAACTTTCTCTTTGACCTAGATTCTGATGTTGTTCTTCTATTGGAGGACGACTTATCTTTTCATACAGAAAAATATCTAAACTTTGAGTGGGAAGAGTTTATTGAACGTCTACCTCATAATTGGGACTGCGTTCAACTTCATATCATTGGTGAGAAGTTTATGCCACTGACACTTTCTCCTTGGTCGGTGAATAATCATAGTGCTGCAGCAATCCTAATCAATAAAAGGTATGCAGATAAGTACGTGAATATGTTCATGGAAAATGGTAAGTGGAGGTTCTTGAACAACTACGGGTATAGTAATGATCTTCCCGAGTATCATTATCACTCTGCGGACTTTATCCCATATCAAGTGGGTACGACCTATTCTTTCCCTATGTTTGTGACCAACTCTAAGTTTGAGAGTGATGGTTCTGGAGTCAATGCTTTGGCTAAACGATCTGACGCAACCGTGTTAGAATGGTGGAAGAATAATGAAAAGAGTTTGGAAGAAATGATGTATCTCGATCGCCCAATGTTTGCTCAACTATGAAACTGAAAGGTCTTCCGACTTTATATTATCTGAATCTAGACGAACGACCAGATCGTAGGGAGTACACAGAACTTCAATACGAAGAGTTAGGAATCACTAATTTCAAGAGATTCTCTGCATCTGAGTATCAGTATCCAGACTTCATTGATTGGAAACATAGAGTTATCCTCAACGATATGTCTGAGTGTGTTCGATGGAGACAACATATCCTAGAGATTGGTACTGCAATCTGCACTCTGGATATGATCAAACACTGGTTGACTACGACCAATGAGAAACATCTTCTACTGATGGAAGATGACTACGATTATCGATTCGTCAAGTATTGGCACTTCGATTGGGAATATTTGATGAATCATATTCCTTTTGATTGGGACTGTATCCAACTTGGATTTGAAAATGAACATGAGATTCCATGTTTCCTACACCCTATCAGATCACATCATGATTATGGTCCTGTTCTAATCAATAGACCATATGCAGAGAAGTTGATGAGACTTTTTGTAGATGGAGATCAGTATAACTTCTCCCATAGAATTCAGAATTATAAGTGGGGAAAGATGTTGGATATGCCAAATCGAACCATTGATTATTTCATGTGTCACTCGGGTAATACATACTGTATGCCTTTGATTAGTGTTAATCCTCATATTGGTAGTTACGCCAAGAATATTGTGAGGAAAGATCGTCCAGATCTAGAACTCGCTAGAAAAGCATACAATAAGTGGTGGACTGTTATGCGCGATGAGTATACTCTGGAAGAGTTTTTCATGTACGGTAAACCAAATGATTATGTGATCACTCCAGAAGAACCCGACATCGACGATTATTATGTTTGAACATGTAAGACAGTTTGAGGAACAAATCGCAGACTTCTATGGTGCTCCATATGCAGTCGCAACAGATTCTTGTACTCATGCAATCGAACTTTGTCTTAGGTTGCACTATCCATTGGTAGTTCCACAGATACCTAAACATACATATCTTTCTATTCCAATGACTTTCATGAAATTGGAAATTCCTTTTCTTCTGGTAGATCGTAAGTGGAGTGATTGGTATCCTATCGCTGATACTAATATCATCGATGCTGCGGTTTATTGGGAAGAGGGTGGTTATATACCAGACACAAAGATGTGTCTAAGTTTTCAATTTAAGAAACATCTGAGTCTGGGTCGAGGTGGTATGATTCTTACAGATAATGAAAAAGACTATCATGAACTCCAGAAGATGGCGTATGATGGTAGGGACATGACTAAACCCTGGGCAGAACAAGATATCACTACGGTTGGATACCACTACTATATGACACCTGAGACTGCTATCGAAGGTATTCGTAAGTTTCATATAGCAAAAGATATGCAACCCAAATCTTGGTCTTGGGAAGATTATCCAGATCTATCAAAACTCACCGTATTTCAATGAAACACATAGAACCAGATTGGAATATTGATCAGTTTAAACAACTGAACTATACCCTAGCGAGTCATAACGATCCTTTGGTTGTCAATGAATACTTGTGGTCTGGGCATAATAAGTCTAAGATGACTATCTACAAGTATCATGAACCAAATCCCATGCCAGAAAGTATGGAGTATATCCGAAAACAGTTCTCGTTCTGGTCTGATGTTTGTGTTGCGGTGAATCACTTCAAACCTGGACAATATCTACCCATGCACAAAGACTTGTATGGAAGATATGCTAGAATGACTGGTGCATATCCAGCTTTTATCATGAGATGTATGGTTATGCTCGAGGATAGTTCTCCTGGTCAAATTCTACAGATCAGGGATGAATGTTATGGTAAGTGGTCTGCGGGTGATTGTTTCTATTGGGATCATGATGCCCCACATGCGTTCTATAATATGAGCATGGTTGATAGATACGCAGTTCAAGTTACAGGTGTTTGTAATGCATACCCGATGTAAGATTCCAAGTATTGATATACACATCACTCATCGATGTAACTTCACTTGTGATAGTTGTGCTCACTTTGCAAATCACAAATTCACAGGAGAAGTTACTTTTGATAATTTCAAAGAATGGGTAGATCTCTGGAAAGATAAACTTGATCCAGATAATGTTGGCATACTAGGTGGTGAACCATTCTTAAATCCTAGAGTTGCTGAGTATTGTGAATATGCAAGGAAGTCTTTTCCAAATTCTAGGATAGAACTAGTAACAAATGCATTTATCCTGAAGGATATCTCTGATACTTTGATTAAAAATGATATAGTTCTTGCAGTATCAGTCCACCATAACAACCCAGAATATAAGAAAACTCTTGCAAAACAGAAAAAAATTATTGAGAGTTGGGGTGTAAAGGTAGAATATTGGAATAGTTTTTTAGAGTGGAAAAAAGTTTATAAAGGATATGGAGAAAATATTGAACCCTATGAAGACAATGATCCAGAAAGTAGTTGGAATCACTGCCCTACTGGACAAAACTGTTTCCAACTTCATGAAGGTAAGATGTGGAAGTGCGCGCCACTCGCGTTCTTGCCAATGATGAATGAAAAGTATAAGCTGTCTGAAAAGTGGAATAGATACTTAGAGTATGTTCCTCTGTCGTCAGACTGTACGACTGAAGAACTACAAAACTTTATCAATCGTGGCGCAGAATCTTTCTGTTCTATGTGTCCAGCAAACTCTGATTATTTTGTAAAAGATATGCCTTATGGGAAGTAAGAATGAATGGGGTCAACTCCGAAAAGTAATTGTAGGTCACGCTGAGGGTGCGAGAGTTCCTGAAATGGACAGGAGTTTGCGTCTAATTAACTATGCAGATCGTGATGATGTTTCGGATGTTCCGTGTGGACTGTATCCACAACAGGTTATTGATGAAGCAAATGAAGATCTAGAATTACTGGTAGATCTATTTGTTCAACTTGGAATTGCAGTCGGTAGACCTCACTATGAACCCACACCATACTATAATTACTGCCCTAGGGATCTTGTATTTGTCCATGGTGATAAGACTTACGCAACTCCCTCCCCACTGAAAGCAAGACGATTCAACTTTGGATCCATTTCTCATCACTTCAATCAGTTGATTCCTATCACACCTTCATACTCTATGAGTTTGTATGATGATCACTGTGTGGGGAACAAAGATATTCTTGCATTGACTGAACACTATCCTGCATTTGATGCCGCAAACATCATCAGAGCGAACGATGACATCCTCTATCTGGTGTCTAACAGTGGAAACAAGGCGGGTGCTAAGAAGTTGCAATCACTTCTCCCTGACGCAAAGGTACACCTATTAGAAGGTGTTTATAGTTATATGCACATTGATACTACAGTTGCATTTTTGAGAGAAGGATTGCTTCTTGCAAATCCAGAAAGAATCACAGATAGAGACCTTTTACCTGGACCATTCAGGGACTGGGATATTATTTGGTGTCCAGAACCCGTTGACATTGGTTATTACCCTGGTTATAATCATGCTTCAGAGTGGATAAATATGAATTTGTTCAGTATCAATCCAAACTTGGTGGTACTGGAAGAACATCAAGAACCAACCAGAAAGATTTTGGAGGGACATGGAATTGAATGTGCTATGTTACCCATGAGACAGTCCAGAACTCTAAGTGGTTGTTTTCACTGTGTTACTTTAGATCTAGAAAGAGATGACTGAACCAACTAAAATTCACCCATCAGGACTGAATATCATACAGAACTCCAATGGATCCTACTCTTTCGAGTGGGATTCTAAAGACGAACGTTGGAGTTGGATGAACGACTTGACGGACGAAGAGATTAAGGTTATTATTGAGGCTGCAATCGAGTACGAAGCTACTCGTCCAGTTGACGTTGAAACCATTGAAGAGGTCTACGATGAATCCGAAGACGTATGAAGAACAACGCAAACAACGTCTAGACGAGGCGGTGTTTGATTACATCCAAGACGAAAAAGTAACTCCCAAGCAATTTTATGAGGAATTGCAAGAAGTGCTTTTGAATAACAGTAAGTATTTTCAAGAACAGGCGATGCGAGTTGATCGTATGCGCCAACTAGTATCAGAAGGTCTTGAGTCTCCTGACATGTCTCGATATAGTCAGTACACTGAGGCTGAAATTGATGCGATGTGTCATGAAGCTGACCGTAAAAGTAAAGAGGAGATCAATCTGCAAATCCAAGCCGACTCCCCTTTCAATGATGGTTTTACTCGGGAGTTTTACCAGGAACAACTGGATGACTTGAAACATTCTAAGTATTATTACGATTTCGACCGAAATCGTTGAAACCCTAACAATACTAGATAAAATACTACTAGATACTTACACACTATGACTTTTAAGAGAGAACAAAAAGAACTCTGCTCCAAAGAAATCGAATCAATGGAAAAAGCCGTAGAAGAAGGTGATATTCGTGCAATTCATCCAGACAAAATGGAAGACTGGGCCGAACACCTTGTCAGAAAATTGAAGTCATAGTACAATTATCCCACGTATGTATTTTTTATGAAATTTATTGTCTACAGTAAAGAAGGTTGTCCACACTGTTATAAAGTAAAGACTGTTCTTGAACTTTGCGGTATGGACTGCACCGTCTACGAATTGGGGGAAGACTACACAAAAAAAGAATTTGTTGATAAATTTGGTGAAGGATCTACTTTCCCCAGAGTCATCTGTGATGATGAACTTCTCGGTGGAGCCCGAGAAACCATTTCATACCTCAGAGACAAGTCACTAGTATGAATTCCAAGGATCAGGAATTGCACATAAATAGAGGTGTGGAGCTATTATTAAGGAGAAAGAAACCCCCTGAAAAACCGAAAACATTGCATGTAAAATTCGGTAAAATGCTTTCTCTCCTTAAACGAGAGATTCATATTTACTTTGAATTTTCGACAGATATAAGAAAAACTAAGTAGAGTCTCTCGGAGGATAGAGCTATGACAGGTCCCGTAATTGCACTTTTCAGCATGATGACCTTTATGTTTCTGATGATTGGTGGCATAATTGGTTGGCTTTGGAAAGAGCACGTAATTTACTCCTCCGCAGGTTTAGGATCAGTTCATCCTGAAATGTTTGATGAAAATGGGAATGTAATTCCTGATGAAATTTTAGCAGTACGATTTGAAAACGATTATGACTACGACGAAGAGGACGACGACTAAACGCAAGTCCACTACTACTCGTAAACCTGCCGCTAAGAAATCATCGACTCCGAAGGTAGTTCTCACTCCTTCATCAAGAGTCGATGAAATTCTTTCCGCAGTTGTTGCAGAGAGAACTAAGGCAAAGAAGATTGAAATTCTTCAACAATATAACGAAAACTTTATCAAAGCAGTCTTCATCTGGAATTTTGATGAGACTGTAAAATCCGATCTTCCACCTGGAGAAGTGCCTCTTACCGCACAGGAAGATCGTGAGGTAACCGCTTCTAGTATTCGCAAAGAGTGGGATAAACTTTATAACTTTGTGAAAGGCGGTAATGATGCAATGAACCGCCTTCGTAAAGAAACGATGTTTATCAACATCTGTGAACAACTTAATCCAAAAGAAGCGGAGATCCTTATCCTTGTAAAGGATAAACAACTCCAAACAAAGTACAAGATCACCCGAGAACTAGTCGAGGAAGCGTATCCCGACATTCAATGGGGAGGTCGTTCTTGAGGTAACCATGGGTAGCGTGAGAGTATTAATTGAAAACTGCGATCCAACTGCAGCTGAAGACAAGGGATTGCCAAGTAACTCATACTTGGTAACATACCTAGATGAAGAACAAAACAAAAAACAAGATATCACTCAGGGTGGACAAGTAGACATCTTTGATTATTATTACGATAAGTACAAAAATCTCCAGGCTTTGGACTGGACAAACGGTACAGTAAACCCTAAACTGTACGGGTATAAACCAACCGAAGAAAAAAAGAAGAAACGATGAGCGACGGATTTAAGGGTTTTACTGATAAGGAGGATAAAGAGTTAAAACTCAATATCCGCACTAGTGAGATCAACAAGATTATCAAACAGTATAAAAAACTTAAGAAGTACAAGAAGTCTTCTATTCACGAAATCACCAAACTTGGTGGTGACGAAACGAAGATCGATAAACTTATCAATGAATATGGTATTGACTCCGAAGCAATCGAAGACTGATGGGCGATCATTACTTACTGAACCTCTATGGTTGCAGTTATACCGTCCTTAACGATGAGTTCTATCTCAGAGGTCTTCTTGAAGATGCTGCAATCTGTAGTGGTGCTACGGTAATACAAATCATTTCAAAACAATTTGATCCGCAGGGTGTAACCGTTCTGGTTCTCCTTGCGGAAAGTCATATCAGTATCCATACGTGGCCAGAAAAGGGAACGGCTGCGGTGGATATTTTTACTTGCGGGGATTGCTTCCCAAAAATCGGAATAGACGTTATAATAGAACAGGTCAAGTCTGAACGACACACTCTTCAACGTATCGCAAGATAAGTTAAGATTGTATCACATTATACCAAACTACTTGACTACATAGTATATAAGGTCTAAGGTAGACCTACGTTCATC